ACAACGTGGAACCCGCCGTAGTTCGTCGAGATAGTCGCGTCGGTGAGCGCGTTCTGCTCGGCCGGAGCGGCGACGGGACGGCTGGCGAGGTCTTCGAGGATGATCTGCTCAATCTGCGAGCCGACCACGAGGGCGCGGCCCGAAGACGGAACGTAGCAATCGTTGAGCTGCCTGCGCGCATCGAGCACGCTGTGGAGCGGCGCCGCCTCGCTGAAAGCCCCGGTGAGCGCGTAGGTCGCCTCGGAGATCGAGCCGGCGAGTTCGTCCTCGACGCCCACGACGATGGAGCGCAGGATCGGGCTGAGGACCTGAGCGCTGAAGTCGACGATGTCGAGCGTCAGATTCTCGTCCGTGACGTTGATGCCCTTGTAGACATCGGTGTCGAGTTTCACGTCGACCGAGGTCTCGGACAGATCGTCCATCACGAGCGGGCCTGAACTACGCAGCGCGCGAGTGCGCGCCACGATGTAGGCCGGAACGCGGATCGTGACGGTGTCGCCGTAGACGCCAGCAAAGTCGCCGGCCGCGTCACGCCACACGAGTTGCGGCAGGACGGTCTCGCGCATGAGCACGCCGAGCGCGGTGTTCACAACTTTTGTTGCTTTGATGAAGGTATTGGACATGGTCTCCTACTTTTAGAGTCGCGGCACGGATGCCGCAAGTTTGCGCGGGTCGGTCTCGTCGGGCTCCTCATCTGGGGCCGCGCCCGAGCGTAGCCGCTCTCTCGGCCTTGTCGGCTTCTGCTTGTCGGCGTCCGTGCCGGACTGCCCGTAGGTCTCCGGGAAGTCGTCGAGGATGCCCTTGCCGGACTCCTCAATCTCGTCCTTGGTCGACCCAGTGAGGTACTTCAGGTGCTTGTTTTGGATGCCAAGCTCCGCGGCGACCTCATACCGCGTAGACTTGGCCTCGGCGTCAGTGGCGCGTTTCTCCGCGACCGTCGCCTTGTCGGCGAGCTTCTGACTCTCAGTCTTGTTCGATTCCTCGATCTCATCGAGCTTCTTGGCGGCGGCGGCGTTGGTCTTGGCCTGTGCCTCGTGACGCCGGGACATCGCTTTCCACTTCGCCTCGCCGGCCTTGTAGTCGTGCTCCCCGTCCGTGTCGGTCGGCTCGCTGTCGTCATCCGCATTGGCCTTCTCCGCTGCCTTGGCGGCGTCGGCGGCTGCCTGCTTCTCTTCGTCGGTCATGGTCGCTCCCGTGTCGGGTAAGGGCGTAAAAAAGGCCACCATGGCGGCGGCCCACGCAAAAGGCCGCTCCGAAGAACGGCCTTTATACGGTCGAGCTGTTGTTAGAGAAGTGTCTTACAAAAGTCTGCCGGCGAAGTCCATCGGGTGCTTCGCGTTCTTCGTCATATTGCACGTCGGGCAGGCGATGACGAGGTTTTCGGGACCGTTGGAGCCGCCGAGAATGACCGGCGTGACGTGATCGACGTGGTACTTGTCGAGTTTCTTCTCACACCAGAAGCACTTTCCGCGCTGGCGCTCGTACTGAGCCGTCACGTCGGCGGCGGTGTGAGTACCGCCGTTGCCCTTCTGGCGGGCTCTGCGGTTGCGGGTATAGGCTGCGCGGCTCTCTGTGTGTTCGGCTCGGTAGGCCGCCATCTCTTCGCGGTGTTCGGCGTACCAGGCCACATGGCGGGCCGCTATTTCATCGCGGTGTTCGACGCGGTAGGCAACCATCTCTTCGCGGTGCTCGGCGTTGTAGGCGGCCTGGTAGGCGAGAACCTCGTCGCGGTGTTCGGCGCGCCATGCCGCTCGCTCCTCGCGGTGAGTGGCGCGGTAGGCGGCGTCGTTGGCCGCCTTCTCTGCGCGGTGAGTGACGTGGTAGTCTGCCCAGTAGGCGGCCTCGCAGGGCTTGCACTGATACCGGAGGCCAGACTTGCTACGCTTGCTAGCGTGAAAGTACCCCCGGGTGGCGGGGTACTCGTGGCCACACTTGGTGCAGGTCTTGAGCGGGGGTGTGGTACAATCGGGTTGCATCGGACTCCATTTCCGCTGCCACGCCCCCGGAGCCGCAAGCTCGCGGGGGCACTCTGTAGGGTGAACCGCCCTATACCCTACACCTTATCGGGGGGCCGTGTCAAATCGCGCCTAAACCCGTTCAGCGTGTGATCGCTGGCGTCCCAAAGCCGCTTTTGCTCAACCGACCGAGTATTCATCTGGTAGCCTTCGTATGCGACCTCGATGCTGCAATCGCAGTGCTCATGCCAGGACATCTCCTGACCCTCAATCGAGCCCGCCGATTCCGCGCTGAGGTAAATGGGGCCACGTGAAGCTAACATGGCACAAAACCCGCACGGGGAAGCGCCCGTGATCCTCGCCACCCCCATCGCCCTCGGGTCGCGTACCTGCTCGGCGAATATCGTGTCGCGCCCGCCGGCCAGTACATCTCGCGAGACGGTGCCCGACACCTCGACTAGGCTGTTACGCATAACCGTCTCGAATGGCTTCCCGGCCGCCAGCGACCTGTACACCGCGCCCCTTGTGGTGGCCCCAATCGCCGCGCGAATCGCGGCCTCGGATTTCGGAGCCGCAAGCGGGACTGTTCTGAGTGCTGCCGACGCGGGAGCCTCAACCGCCCGATACATCTCGTAGTAGCGAGCCGCAAGCGCCGCCGACTGGGCGGAGCGCGACTGCACGAGTAGTACCATCGCGCGCTCGAATGCTTGGTACGATTCCGGCTGACTCGGCTGCCACGCCGGCCAGAGCTTCATCACGTCGCGCACGACGGATGCACGCAGCGCGCCTTGCTGTCTGCGGTGCAGGTCGGTGAGGATGCGGCCCTCTGCGGTGCGCGCCATTAGGCTCCTAGGTAAACGTTGTCGTGTGTGCTATACTGACTAGACCGTAAAGCGGGGAGGGGGCTGTTTTGCCGAATACCAAATGTAGGGATCGTCTTCCATGGAGTGAGGCTGAGGTGGCACAAGCGCGATATGAGCAGGCCGAGGCCGAACTGGCAGCCGTTGGCAGCGACCTGCAAGACCAAGTGGAATACACCATCACGCTGCGTGAGCGTGCCGAGCAGGCCGAGGCGGAGAACGAGCGGCACAAGTGGATGCTCGACCGTCTCAGCCACCAGCACTGGCCATACAACGAGGATGGGAATGAGGCGCGCCGCGTAGCCCATCTCATGGCCCTACGTAGCGAATACAACGCCCGGTGTGAGTCCGCCTCAGACACAGGAGGCGAAGGGTGAGCGACTTCGGATGCAGCCTTGAGCAGTACGGGCCGCGACACGAGATGTCTGGCCGCGCCAGCAAGGCGGACCTGAGACGGCGCATCGCCGAACTGGAGAGGCACGAGGAAACGTGGCAGGAAGTCCACCAGCAGGACTGCGCCGCCAACCAGAGGCTAGCCGAATCGCGCGACGAAGCACGCGACGAGGCGAAGCGGCTACGGACAGTCCTTCTGCAGATGGCCAACGCAGAGGGCGAGTAATCTAGCGGTCATGCGGTGACCGCCGGTGCAGCAGCCGCCACCGGTGCCACCCCGCCCGCCTGCCTATCGAGCATCGCGCTCAGCTGCGCGAACGAGTCGCCCTGCGCGGCGGCGGACTTCCACCGCTCCACGTCGGCCTGCGTCACGCCAGGCACGCGCTCCCAGAGCTCCTGCACAGGAATGCTCAACATGGTGGCCATTTTGCCGAGAGCGTCGACGGTGGCGGCAAAGGCGCGCGCCTCGGTATCCTTCCAGCGGACCTGGGCGGCGGGGTCGGTCTCGAGGCCGGCAACGTCGGCGGCCAGCGCCAGAGTCTGTTCCCATGCCTCGCCGAACATCGTCTCGCGCTCGGTGACCTTGCGCTGCTCAGCCTGCTCGGCCGCGGCCAATGCCTCAGCCGAGAGGTTGACCAACTCTCCGCGCAGGGCGTGGGCCGGCGTCTGCGAGATTGCGGCGAGGTTGCGCAGGCTGTCACGGCGCGACTCGATGTAGCCGGACAGGTCTGCGGCGGCGAACTCGCCGAGCTTCGTGTCGGCATCCTCGAACGTCAGTACCTTGTTGGCGGCGACCTGGACCTTCTCGTCGGTCGTGGCGGCCATCCAGCCGGCGATCCACTTCTGCGGGAATGCGCCGTAGTGCTGGACGACGAGCAAGCCGAATGTGGTCAGGTTGATCTGGTCCTGAATGGTGATGAGGTCGTCGACCTCGGATGTGATCTCTTCGTCGAGGTCGGACTTGGACAGGAAGCGGATGACGGGGACGTGGCCGACGCCGTGGATCTCTGAGGAGACGAACTCGACTGAGGCGCCGTCGTCGGCGCTCATGTAATACACGGCTTCGTCATCGAAGAGGCGATACAGGTGCTTGCCCTTGGTCGCCGAATGCCGCTTCTCGAGCGCCCACATCGGCCAGTCGTCGTCCTCGCCGTAAACGGCCGTCATGTGGCGCGGCGAGATGCCACGGACCACGGCTACCGGGTCTCCGGGCAGGACCGTGGCGTAGGCGACCCCGTAGCTCAGGGCGGCGCGGTGGACGCCGAGTTGGCGCGCGTCGAGCTGATTTCGCTGCCAGATATCCCAAGCCGGGGCCTCGTCGGTCGTCTTCGGGGCTCTGTAGCCGTCGACGTACATGGATTGGGCCATGGAGTCGACGACGAGGCCGAGCACGTTGACGCGGGACATTTCGGCGATGCGCCGAACCTCTAGCGGGGCGGCGGCGGGCAACCACAGAAACGCCTGACGATTCCTGATATAGCGGTAGAGGCGATCAAGTCGGCCCGCGTCGGCGCTGCGCCATCCGAGCATTAGCTTCGTTTGCTCGATGGCTGCTGATGGTGAAAGCGGCATGGATCTCCTTGGAAAGCACAATTTGCCCCACGAAAAAGGACCATCTCGGGGAGACGGTCCTAGTGGAGCCTTCGCTATGTGAACGCGGCTAACAGAGCCTGCCGCAGAACTCCATCGGGTGCTTCGCGCCCTTACTGAGATTACAGGCCGGGCATGCTATGACGATGTTCTCTTTGCCGTTGCTACCCTTCCCCACAAGCGGCGTCACGTGGTCGACGTGGTACTTCTTTCCGGTCTTCACGTCGCAGTAGAAGCAGCGGCCCTTCTGGCGCTCGTACTGCGCCCGAACGTCGGCGGCGGTGTGCACGCCGGGCGCATTGCGTTTGCGGGCGCGGCGATTCCGCCAGTGCGTTCTCGATTCCTCGGGGTGCGCGGCGGCCCATGCAAGTTGGTAGGCGGCGCGGTCTTCCACATGCGCAGCCCTGTAGACGGCCTGGTATGCGGCTCTTTCTTCGCGATGGTCCGCGTCGTAAGCAGCGTTGTAGGCGACTCTCTCCTCACGATGCGAAGCGTAGTATGCGGCCATATAGGAGGATTTCTCTTCGCGGTGGGCGGCGGCATAGGCAAGCTTTTCTTCACGATGAGCAACATAGAACGCGGCCTGGCGGGCGCTAATTTCTTCGCGGTGAGTGGCGTGGTAGGCTGCCTTATAGACTGCCGCATTCTCGCGGTGCGCGGCATAGTAGGCATGAGCGTACTCGCGCTTACATTCCTTGCACCATGACTGGAGACCACCCGCATACCGCTCGTCGGCGCGGAAGAACTCCAAGGTAGCCGGGTGCTCCCGGCCGCACTTAGTGCAGGTCTTCAGCGGTGGTGTGGTACAATCAGATTGCATCGGACTCCATTTCCGTTGCCACGCCCCCGGAGGTGACACTCGCGGGGGCAATTTCAACCTCCAGTATACCACACGGCGCGGACGGAATCAAAAGAACGCCGCCCGCTGCTTCTTCCTCCGCTGCTTCTTATCGGGAAGAGCCAGGTACGCGCGCCGGGCCATTCTGGAAAGCATCAAGGCGATGAGGGCGTCTATCTTCCGCTTCGACTCCCTACTCTCTTTCGCCACGCCCACGCCCCAAGCGTTGGGGCGGCGACGAGCATTGTGGGCATGTTGCCGCAAGCGTGCGTCGCCGTCGTGACGGAAGACCTTCTCCGTGATCTCGTTGTGCGTGAATTCTGAGCCCTCGATGGTGAACAGCTTTTTTGTCGCTCTCATATCGAACGCGATGCGGTGTTTCATGGTCGCCGCGGCGCAAAGGTCGCGCCCCAAGTCTCTCTCCCATGCGTCGACGTAGCTCTCGAACGGGTGCAGGTCCGAGAAGAATGCCACCACGTCATAATGCTCGAATGCCTGCCGTACCGCGCCGTCTATGGCCTCGCGTGGAGCCTCGCCGCCCGTCTTAGCGGGGTCCCAAACTCCGAGCGTGAATACATACCCATCGGATATGCGGCAGCCGATGAGCGCCGAGTGGTCGTCGGTCAGGCTGCCGTCGAAGCCGAGGCTGATGAGGTCGCCCTCGTCGACCCTCAATGTCTTGTCTGCCAGGACGTCGAAGTCCTGCGGGCTCACGAATGCGTCTTCGGTGGCCACGATCTGATTCAGCCAAAAGCGGCGCGACCGTGAGGGCGGGTTCCGCTTGTCCATGATGGCCTGAATGATGCGCGGGATGTCGAGCCACGTCGCATCGCCGCGAATCGCGTCTATCGTCGCCGGCAGTGTCTCCGGGTCAAGCGTCGCATCCGGCGGGGCCTCAATCGAGTCGTAGAGGAAACCGACGTCGACGGACTTGCCGAGCACGATGTTCTCGTAAGCCTCGCGCGCAACCTGAGCCACCGACTCCTCGCCGGGTTCGTAAGCGTTCGTGATGCTAAGGGCGCGTGCCGCCCCGTCCGGTGACTTGGAGAGGTTGCGGTCAATGACCGCGTCCATCTCGTGACCCTCGTTGCTGGACAACCAGTGATGAGTTTCGTTGCGAAGTACAAAAGTGGAGCGCGCGCCTTCCATCGTCCGCGGCGAACTCGTGACGGCTTCGATGCGCTGGGCGCCGTGGTGGGCATAGATGATTTCCTTGCCCAGGTCGATCTCGTACTCTTTCAGCGCCGCCTTCGTGAAGTAGGCGGGAAACAGGGTCATCGTGTTCTTCGTCTGCGTGATGCTGACGGCGGCGGTCTGTACCCATGCCTGCGGATGCGACACGCCGGCCGGGTGCTCGTTACCCCACGGGTCTTTGACAGTCCGGCCGCTCGGGTCTATGCGGCAGGGGCCGACGAACTCGAAGGCGCAGAGCGTGGCACCGAGAGGGTCCTTGCCCCAACCCTTCAGCCGTTGCAGTACCCCATCTCGGTACAGAAACCGGCCCGCGTCATCGACTGCGTACCAATGCAGAAGGAATCGCGCTTGCTCGGGCGTGTACCGCCACGGCTTCCCGGTTTCGTGCTGCAGCCATTCGCCAGCCCACTGGATGGCCTGCCAGCCAAGCGAACGGCTGGGGAATATCCACTTGCCGTCTTCGCCGCGCTGCCAGGTGGGGCCGATGCAAACGGGTTCAACCGCCGAGGGCGTCGCGGTACTCATCCATCACGGTGACTGCAGCTAGTGCCGGCTTCTGCGGCTTGCGGTCGATCTCGATGTGGACCCGACGCCGCGCGCCCTCGGTTGTGCCGAGTTCGGATGCGGCCGAGCACCAGGCGGCGAAGAGTTGGGCCGACACGCGCGGGGCCTCGAGCATGTTGTCGAGGATGATTGCCAGCACCCTCGCCTGCCGCCAGTCGGATGGCTCATAGAACTGACTCTGACCGGAATCGGCGAGCGACTGATACCAGCCGCGGGCCTCGGCGTGGAGGCTGGCGGGGCATGTAGCCGGCTTCACGTTGCCGGTGGCGGGCACGGTCTCGACCGGGTTCTCCTTGTTGCGCCGCCTGCGCTCTTCGCTTCTCTTTGGGATGGGTCCTGGGGAGCCCATGTCGGCCTCCTAACTGAAAAGGCGCCCCTTGTCGGTGCGCCTTGGTTGTTGGCTTGATAACCCGTACACGTTTGGAGGTGCTATGCTCCCCGGAGGAGCAGACGCGCGCTTTGGGGTCCACCCCCACCCCTGTCGCTGCGCCGGAGCCACACACAGACGCTTGCGTTGCTCAAGAGTGGCGGGACACCACTGCGTGTCCCTAGCCGTTACATCGCGTGCGCAGTCTATCACGGCGGCAGGACGACAGAGAGAAGCCCGCTCATCTTCCCTGCTATTGCGCTTGCATCCGTTACGGCAGTGTGATACGATCTGGTCATGGATTCCCCGCGCACATGCCAGCATTGCAACGCGCATCTGTCGCCCTTCGTTCGATCCGATGCGCGCTACTGCTCTACTCGCTGCCGTGTGGCTGCCCATCGCGTGCACCATGCCGGCGCGAGTCCACTGCCCGCCGCCTTGCGTGACTGTGCCCGTTGGGTACGCCATGATGCAGCCAAGCGTCCGCTCACTGTCCATGGTCATGGCGCTAGCAGTACCAACGCACGTACATGGGCGACCTACGCTGCTGCACATGCCAGCACTGTGGGCAATGGCATAGGCTTCGTGCTCAGTGCCCTCGATGACATCATCTGCTTGGACATAGACGGGTGCCTTGTCGACGATGGTCTCGCACCTTGGGCGGCGATCATCCTTGACGCGTTGCCACGCAGGACGTACGTCGAGGTGAGTCCATCCGGCTCGGGCTTGCACGTCTGGGGACTGGGCAGGTTGGATAGAGGGCGCGTCGTCAGTGTCGACGGAGGCAAGGTCGAGATTTACTCGACGGGTCGCTACATCACCGTGACAGAGCGTCCGTATGCCAACGCGCCGTCTCATCTCGCGGATATATCTGGCGTCATCGCTCAGGTGATAGGTACCTAAGTGCGGCCGCGATGCGAACGGGGTCGTCGCGGAGGTAGCCGATGCCCACGTTGCATCCATGGCACAGAATCCCGCGAACAGCGCCAGTCTCGTGGTCGTGGTCTGTGTGCCAGCCCTGTTTGCTACCGGGGTCATCCGTCCCGCAGCACTTGCATCGTTCGCCCTGCGACAAAAAGCGCGCATCCCACTCTTCGGGAGTCGTGTTGTACCTGACCAGCATCTGCCGTGCCCTGCCACTCGCCGCGTGCCTATCCTTGTTCGCTTCGTACCATCGTTTGCTGGTCGCCGCTTTCCTCTCGCGGTTCGATCCGTACCAGCGCTGGCCACTCTCTGCGTCTCTCTCGCGATTCCCCTCTAGCCATTTCTTGTGAGTCGCGGCCGCTCTCTCGCGGTTCGCTTCGTACCATCGCTTGCCACTCGCCGCGATCTTCTCTGAGTTTGCCTCGCGATAGAGGCGCTCGTACTCACGTCGCTTCTCGGGGTGATCCGCGGAGTGCTTGCGCTGGTACTCGGCCCTCTCCGCACGGCACACCACACACCGACAGCTACCATGGAGGTACAGGTACCCAGTCGGCGTTCCGTGGGCATGTAGCAGGTTGACGCGAACACTCGGGCGTCTCGGGAGTGTGGTACAATCTTCCATGCGACTACCTCTTATCAGGCGGTTGCCACGGCCCCGGGCGTTTGCGCGTCGCGGGGTCACTCTGTGCTTTGCCTGCACAGTATATCACAACGGTCGGACGTATTGCGCGCCGTCACGTCAAGTCTCCGGGGTGCCGCTCCTCTGCCCTTTTCCTCGGCCTAGCCATGGGGTTCGCTGCGTTCGCCTCGGCTGCTGTCTTGCGTGCGTGACAGGGATTGCAGATGGCAGCGAGGTTCGTGTCTTCTTCGCCGCCCTGCTGCGACACGGGCACGATGTGGTCAACTTCCCTGGCGCATGCAACTGCACCATGACAGACGTAGCACACGCCACGATCCCTGCGTAAGATGCGGCGCCTTGTCCTGCCCCAGTTCGGCGGCAGCGGCTTGGTGCGCCTACTTGGCAAAGGGCACGGACGCGCGAATACGGTCGCGCTCACATTGCGTGAGTGGCGGCGAGCGCCAGCCATCAGCGTTGCCGGGGTACCACTGAATGCCGAGGTGCTTGGTCGACAGCGTGTAGACGTGCGGGGTGTTGCGGAGCTTGCTCATGCTTCTCGACTCCTGTCGCTATGCCGCGCCACATCGGCGGCGATCTTGGCAAGGGTCGGGCAGCTCATGCAGTCATTGGTCGAGCTACGCGCTGCGGCTATGCCCATCCCGCTCGTACACGACATGCACGTTTCGATGTGCTCGCGGCGGGCGCGGTATCCTGCGGCTAGCGACAACAGCCGCTCCCATCGCGCTTCGTTCTTTACGACAGCACGGTGCCACGCCAACTCTCTCGGCAGCGAGCGGATATGACGCTTCCGTTTCCGCTTCTTGACGCTCAGGGCCGTGAATCTTCGCTGTAGTCGTCCTCTACCACGTCGCCGTCGCCGTCGTCATGGTCGGGTTCGCCATACTCTGGCCAAGCGTCGAGGATGTTCCCGAAGCGTGTCTCGTGGCCTCCCCATGCCTTCTCGTCTCCATCGGCGTGGGCAAGGTCGCGCTCTTGCTGTCGGAGCCAGAACCACTCTGGGTCACGCCACAGGCGCTTGCTTTCGCATGGTCGGCATCGGCGGCTCAGGTACTTGGCGCTGCGACCATAGCCGGGGTCGAAGTACTCGGATGTGGCGGGCAGCGTGTCTTTGCAGTCAGGGCACTTCCGCGTCTCGGCTGTCTCTGTGCGGGTCGCCCACGTTGTCCCGCTGTCGTGGCTAACTAGCAGCATCCGTGATCCCCCTTGCCCTTCCATATAAGAGTTGGGGGTTGCGTCTACTCTTCAACGGGTCACGTTGACTTTTAGCCTGCTCAGGGCTCTTTGTGCGTGCGTTCTTACCGACGACTCTGCGGAACCGACTGCCTCCGCGATATCGACATACGTCCAGTCGCAGTAGTAGTGCAGCACGACGACAAGGCGCTGTCGTGGGGTCAACACGGAAAGGTCTATGCCGGTGTGGTCAGCCACCCTTGACCCGCTCCCACCACGCTGGCGCCAGCTCGCGCAACCGGTCGCGCGCCGTCTCCGTATCCTGGCAGTAGGCCATGGACGCGCCATTGCGGGCGTCGAGGATGTCGTGACACTGCGCGCAGAGAGGCACCCATTCCGTGCGCTCCCACCCGGCCCCAGCGCCGCCCATTCCGCGATGTCTCGGATAGTGAGCCGGGACGCATCCAGGGTGTTCGCATAGCAGGCAGTCGCTCGCGGCAACTAGCAGCGTCGCCGCACGGTGCGCGGGGTCCACCTTGCGCCGCTTCGTCTTGCCCGGCTTGGGGATCGGCGTGCAGGTGCCGGTCACTTCTGCCGCGCCAGGTCGAGAAGCCGGTCGCGCCAGTTGACGAACTTGGGGTTGTATCCACCCGGGCCGCTGTAAAGGTCGTCGTTCTCATTGGCTTCGTTGAGGACCCGCAGCACGAATCGAGCCTCGCACTCGTAGTAGTCGTCCTCCACTTCGTCGTGGGAGTGGCTGCACTCGATTAGCGCATCTACCAGCATCTCCTCTGTCAGCGGCCCGTACGTGAGCTTGGCGCAGTTGGGGCAGGTGAGCTGCGTGATGACCGTCCCCAGGTCGCACTCGGCGGCGTCGAATGTCGGGCGATGCAGGTCTGTGGGATGGTAGATGAGCAGATCCCGCCCGCACTCCTCACACGTGAACGCGACCCGCATCACCCCACCGCCCGGATGGCCTGATTCAGCGTCCGCGTGTCGATACTCGTCCTAAACGGGTCCTTCAGGTTCGCCAGCTCGAGCTTGGCCGACATCGAGCGGATGTTCTGACGGTGGGCGCGACTTCTCCGCTGTAGCCGGTCCACCTCGGTTGTCAGCGCGTCGATATAGGCCATGGACTCGGCCTTGGACATCTTGCCGACTTCCGATTTGGTGACGATGTTCACGTGCCCCTCCTGTGATGATTGCCGTGCAACCATCCTAGGGCGCGAGAGTGGGGACGGAGGACGCTACGGGACGTGAAAAGGCCCGCACGGTGGCGGGCCTTGGGTCGCGCTGTATGTGGGGGCGACCTAGTCTGACACTCGGTCTGGTGGCACAACGTCGTTGATGAGGCCGAGGCTAGGTGGGTTGTCTTGACGCCGCTCCCAGGCATCATCTCCGAAGTCCGGGCCGCGAGCGGGCACCATCTCGGCGCGAGCGCGGAGGTCAGCGAGCCACTTCCGATAGATGCCCCCACCGTCGTAGGTGTCGCCTATCAGCGGGTAGGCGTCCTCGAACGCCAGTCGCAGTTCCGCCTTCATCTCGGCGATGCGGGCGTAAAGTTCATCTTCCTTCTGGCACACTTCGCAATCTTCGCTATGCCATTCTCCATGTGGGCAGCTCACTTCGTGCTCCTCTGATTGATTGGCATGTGGCGTGCTACAGAATCGCGGCGATGATGTCCCGGACGCGGTCCATCGTCTGCGGGTCGACATGCGAATACGTCGACTGCAGTACGCGGGATGAACTCTGGCCGAGGATGCGGGACAGCTCCTCGTCCGGTATCAGCCCCCGCAGCCGCGTCGCATACGAGTGTCGGCAAACGTAGGGCGTCAGTCCCGCGAACTCGCTGCCCGCAATCAGCCGGCGCCATGCCAGCCGGAACGCCTGCACCGTCCATGGCCCGCCGGGGTTCTTGCGCGGGTCCAGCGACGGGAACACGTAGCCGACCTCCGACCATCTGCCGATCCGCAGCTTGTACTCGGACTGCCGGGCCTTGTGCGCCCTCAGCATCGCGAGCAGGTTCGGCGGCAGGGGCACGTCCCGCTGGCCGCGCCTCGTCTTGGTCGTCTTCCGCCGCGGTTCCCGGCCCCGCGCCGCCTCGAGGTTGTGGTAGACGTGAGCGATGCCCTTTTTCGCGTCGATATCCTGCCACAGCAGCGCCATGGCCTCGCCGGGACGGACACCGGTCCCCAACATGAACATGGTCGCGTCGTGGACCTGTTGACGACGTTCGGGTGACATATGGTGCATAGATGGTTCATAGCTGGTCAATAGGCGACATAGCAGCGCATGGGCCTCGTCGGCGCTCAGTGCCCGCACCTCCTTGGTGTCGATCTGCGGCTTGTCCCGCTTCTTCAGCGGCGCACAAGGGTTCCCCGAGATTAGGCCGTCGACAAAGGCTTGGTCGAGGATCGTGGCGAGCAGATTGGCGACCTTACGGGCGGTGGTGCCGGATAGGCCCGCATCCGCGAGGTCGCCGTGGAATGTACGCACGACCATCGGCGTGATGGCGACGAGCTTGTAACCGCCGAGCCGCGGCGTGATGTGCGTATCCAGCAGGTAGGCGTTGGATTCATGGGTCGCCGGCGAGCCGCGCCGCAGCGATTCGGCGTACCAGTGGTCGGTGTACGGCTCGAGCTGTCCGGCTTTCCCGGATAACTGCCCCCTGTCGCGCTTGGTGAGCAGTGTCCGCTCCAGCCGCTTGGCGTCGGCCGCGGTGCCGTGGACGGTCCTCGAGATAGACGGGCGCTTGCCGTCTGGGCGCGTGTTGGCGCGCAGGCGGACGCGGTAGAGATTGGGGGCCAGGCGGTGGACGCTCACTACTTGCAGAACTCGCAGTCGCAGCCGGGGATGTGGCGCCACTCATCGTCGTTGGGGGAATCATCCATAGCCTCGTAGTTGTATGCCTCCCAATTCCACACGATAAAGCCGACCCCGGAGACGAAGAGACACCAGCCACGCATCATGTCGATGTCGTGCCACGCGAACCGCCCCGCCTCTCGCACCTGGTCGAGCGTCAGGTCACGCATGGTCAGTATAGGCCCGCACGTAGCCGCGCCAGTCGAACAGCCCCGGGCCTCCCACCGGCGGTCAAGGTCGGCAAGCTCCCGCCTTACCCACTGCTGGCGCCTCTGGTCATCGTCCTCCCCATCGTCGTCGATAGTGGTCCTGAGCTGCCACTTGTACTTCGCGACCTCGGCCTCTGCCTCCCGCTTCCGAATGATGGCGAGATGAGTTTCCTGCCGGGCCTCAATTGTCTTCTCGACTTGCGCCTTGTTCGCCGCCTCCAGTTCGTCAATAGCCGCATCAACGAGGTCGAATCCAACGGACTCGCGGTAGTGCTTGCTGCACCACTTCCGATACTCCTCCAGCGCGCTCATCATTCCGTCCACCGAATCGTCACCTCGTAGCATCGGCGGCCCGTATCGACCGCATGCTCGCGGCCCGGCTGCATGACCGCTCCATCCGGTATCTCCACCGGCCCCCACCGGCCATCCGATGCGACCATTTCGATGTCGCGCCTGTCGCCCCACTCCACGTGGGCACGGCCAGCATTGAATGCCGCTAGCGCCTTCCCCACGACCTGCTTCTCGGCTGCGTCCTGCTTGCTCATCGTCCCTGCACCGCCAGCGTGAAGTCATCGGCGTGCTCGAACGGATGCACGAAGATGTCCACACTTATGGGGAATGCCCCTGTGTCGATGTACTCGATCTGGATGGTCTCCGTCTTCCCGGCCCCGAGGATCGCGATGTCCACCTTCGACTTGAACTCGCGCCACGTCATCAGTTCACCCCGAATCCGCAGCCGCAGTTGGGGCAATAGTCGACGTACTCGGGACTGTTCTCGCCGGTCACATCAACGGTGTGAGGTTTGCAGTAGACACCCGGCTCGGGGTGACCGGGCCGGTCACTATGGTGGTCACTCCTGCCGCAAGCGATGTCTGTAGCCGGACTCTCACAGCCCTCGTACTCGCACAGCATCCCCTCCGTCAGCCTCCTGCGTGGGTACTCGTCATCAAAGCTCATCATGCCTCCATTCTAGCACAGTGTGTCACTTTGTGTGTCACGCCATTTTGCACGCCAAGGTGCCGAGTTGGGAAATGTGCTGATTTGCAGGGATTTTGGTGGTGGGCGACGTTGGAATTGAACCAACGACCTCCTGCTTGTCGAGCAGGCGTAAATGGTGCTCCCAGGTACGCTGAGCGTTTTGCCACGCACGAGATTTTGAGACTGGCGGATCGGCTAGGCTCGGTTAAGTGTGTCACAAAGTGTGTCACGGCTTCGAGAAGTTGCCCGCCGATGAACTCTGTGTAGGCGGGCGGGATGGCCTGCCCGGCCTCTATCAACGTCATCCAAGGCCACACGACGGGGAGCACGTGTTTCCGCCAGGCTGCCTCCCACGAACCGCGGCCGTACGGATAAATGCCCGGACCATGGCCCACCGCCCTGCCCCATCGCGACTGGCGACAAAGACTCGGCACAAGACCGATGCCCGGATGAATCTCGAAAAGCCGGTGCCTCACAATGGGCAAGCCGAAGGTCGCGCCGCACAGGAGTGTCGCCGTGGGCATGGGTGCGGTAGGTATGTTTTCGATGACATACGGCAGGCCAGCATCCACAAGCCTCGCTCGTGTCGGAGTCAGCAAGTCGGGCCACTTTTCGCCAAGAGTCCGGTTACAGCCGGCCGCCGCAAACCGCTGACACGGCGGGCTGGCATGTATCGCATCGAACCCGTCCAGAGGCCACGTCATCGCGTCGCCCTGGTGGAACTCGAATGGGTAGTGTGGCTGAGGATTGATGTCCACACCGACCACATCGAAACCGGCACGGTAGTATCCTACGGCAGCGCCACCGGCACCGCAGAAGAGGTCGAGCAACCGGGGCCTCGCGCCCGCCACCTCACCCATTCAGCGCCTCGGCAATCTCCCGCGCCGCTTCACCCGAGCGAATCATCGCGCCGGTGTACCTGAGCACGGTGTAGCCGAGTAGGGATGCCCAGTTGTACTTGACGCAGTCCTCAGCGAACCCTGCGCCGCGGACATGGCGACCACCCGAGAATGAACCGCCCTCACACTCGATGATTAGCATGTGCGCCGGGTAGCAGAAGTCGCACGCCCACTGACGCGCTGGGGCCGCGAACTTGAACTCCCGCTGCGGCACAGGCAGGCCAAGTTTACGGAGGTCCGCTAATAGGCGATCCTCCAGGGCCGTCCGCTTCGCCTTCGCGATCAGCCGGGTGGCCTGGGCGGGGGTGACGGCGGTCACGGCGCCACCTTCTTACCGGCTCGCCTACGCAGGTCCTCAAGCCATCCCTCGTAGTCGCCATCAGACACCACGTCGGGAAAGTCGTCGTCTATGTCCTCCCACGCCACTCGGAGCATGGCATCCAGTTTGGCGATGCGGGCGTCCTTGTCGACTTCCTCTTGGCTGTAGCAGCCCGGAACAATCCTGTTGCCGTCACTCATCTCCACTCCCTTCCTCGGCGCGGGCTTCAGCTACGAACTCAGCCCAGCACTTGGGGCAGAGGTCGCAGTCGTCGTCGGTGCGGTGCCAGCCCTCGGCGTCTACGGATTCGACGGTCTTCTCGCAACCTTCGCAGCGAATGAGGTCGCAGTGCTGCACCCGCAGCCGCTCGTTCTCGGCCTCAGCACGCTCGGCACGCCGCTTGAGTACCGGCAACGCGAACTCACCGAAGTCTTCGTACAGGTCGTGGTACTCCTCTAGTGCTGCGTCTGACATAGCGAGGTCCGCCTCCAGTGCGGCGATGCGGGCAAGCAATGTCTGGTAATCAGGTCCGCCACAGTCTGTGCATGGTCCGCTCACGTCGCCCCCCTCTCAGCCCGGAGTTGTTCGTTCATGTCCTTGTACCTCCATGCCTCATCGCTCCAGTGCTGCTCGCGCTCGCGTTTCATGTCAAGCAGCGAATTGACTGTCGCCAGCTCCGCCTCCATCTCGGCGATGCGGGCATTGGCAAGTTTGCAGCCCGGTTTGTACTCAGGGTGGTAGTTGGTCACGATTCCTCCGATATCAATTGCCCGCACGTCGGGCAGCACTTCGGTTCCGGTTCCGGCATGTCGAGCCAGCGGGTCGGCAGGCCGAACGTCCGCCTCTCTCCCGGTCGCCGCATTATGGTGTGACGGGGATTGATGCCCGGGCCGACGTACTCAAGAGTGTCGCCGACACGGACGGACCATGCGCCAGTTGCGTTGTCGTTGACGGTCGCGGTGGTCACCACGGTTCCCTCAGCCGCGGGTACCTGGGGAATACCCAGCGACGATCCGACCGGCGGCTCTGGTAGTGCAGGCGCGGGATGCCGGGCCACAGGAATAGCATCCAGAAGCGGCCGCCGATGTCGAACACGATGTGTCCGCCGTAGCGGTGCAGGTCCATGCGGAGGCTCATGGGGTCACCGCCGGCCAGTCCTTCGTCGAGTTGACGCACATTCCGACACCGCCGTCTTCCATGGGGCAGTTGTCTTCTGCGGCACGCGGGCACTCGGCGCAGGCATGTTTATAGCCAGGGGAGCAGTTAGTCGTCTGGCCGCCGCAGGGCGCGAGGTCGGCCAGTTCACAGCCGCACCACTCGCTGCAGAGTCCACCGTATCCATCCGCGGCGAGCTTCTCTCCGAGATAGGTGAGCAGGTCTTTCATGCGGGTACCTCTCTGTAGTCGCACATTGGGCATTTCGCTCGTTGCCGGTCGTCATACGTCAGGTCCGCCTCGCACTTCGGGCACGTGGGCCGCTTGACTAATGCCGGCCCCTTCCCGTTGCCGCCGCCGTATCCGGGTGGCTTGCCGTCCTTCCAGTCCTCCCACGCCCGTTTGGGGCCGATGAACGTGGCGGGGTGGGAGACATACTGAAGGTCGGTTCCGGGTTCGTTCGCGTAAGCAGCAAGGTGGACGACGGCGAGAATGGCGGCGGCGCGATCCTGGACGCCGAGGCGCTTCCACCTCTTCTTCGTCTCAGCTTTTCCGACCTTGCGGGGATAGGGGTTCCAGAAGTCAGAGAAACCGTCATCGGCGGGAGCCGGTGACGATATGTTCTTAGAAGGTGAAGGAGAAGGAGAAAGAGAAGCGCCTCGCGCGCGAGGGGCGCTTAACGCCACTTTTGGCGCTTTTTTATTATTGTCGCCATTTTTGGCGAAAAGCGCCGAATGGTCAGCACGCTTCACGGCGGGGATGTATGCCTGGTAGCGATAGAAGGTCGAGGTATCGAAGTAGATGACTCCCTCGTCCGGCTTCCACGCGACCAACCCAAGGGAGTCCATGTGCCGCAGCGCCGCCTCAACATCGGCCTCCGTCTTGTCGCGGCGGGCCGGAGCGACCATGTATAGCAACTCGTCCGGTTGAGCCGTGATTGTCGCGGAATCCTCGGCGTGCGGGATCATCCACGTGTAGAGCAGGGCCGCGAAGTCGCCAGCCTCAAGTGCCAGTTGATTGATTGTGCTGTCTATGGAAATGGCGGTGGAGATGTAGCGGCGGCGACTCACTCTCCCGCCCTCAACGCCAGCAACTCACCGAGACTATGCACGACAGGGATGCCGAGCCTCTCCGCTTCCACGATCTCCGCCGCGACGCCGCTAGAGACGCTCCCGTTACGGTGCAGGGTGGCGACGACGAAGACGGCGGCGGGTTTGCCGGCCAGCAGCCGCAGGAGGTCCATGCTCCGCCGCTTGAAGACTTCGTCGGTGAGTGGGATCGGACTGGCGAGTCCTTCGAGCATGTCACCCGCCGCATTTATCGGGCACATGCCCAGGTCCATGAACTGGCGCGAGACGGCGCTCATGCGGGCGCAGTTGGCCAGGTACTCGCCGGGATAGCCGGACATGGGCGCGGCGATGTATACGTAGTAAGCCTCGTCCTTCACGGCGCGGTCCTTTCGGCCTTCTGTCTGCGTCCCGGCCATGCCAGAAGGGAGCGGAGAGCCCTGATTGTCGCGTCTTTCTCCCCCAACTCCCCGTGATACCACTTCACCTTAGCTACTACGCTGTCCACGGCCTCATCGGCTTGCCGCGACTCTTCCGCGAGGTCGGCCTCCAGCTCGGCGATGCGCTTGCCGTCTTCGATGATTCGCTTGTTCAGACTGACGATTAGTTCCGGCATTGTCATTTCGCTCACAGCAACTCCCCGTCTACCGCTCGCCCGATGTCGCACAGCGCCCGCTCGAGGCGGCGCAGCCGTGTGACGATCTCCTCGCATTGGTTGTGGAATGGACAGTCAACTCTCAGCTCCTGACTACTGTCGGGGGGGTTAGTGGCTACAGGCGGAAGGATGACGTCGCTGAGCCTGACGTAGTGCTCGCAGGCGCGTACGTCTTGACCAACCTTCTCGCAGTATTGGTCGTAGCAGGTTGTGCAGGTCTGGGTCATGTGATCTCCTCAATGAATCGGCCGGGCGCGAGATGTGACGTCAAAACATCACCCCCGCCCAGTCCATGGGGTCCTTGGCGGCCTTGCTGCCGTTGCACTTGGGACAGGAAAGCACGATGTTCTCGGGGCCGTTTGACGACGTGCGGTCGCCGGCCAGCGGTATCACGTGGTCGACGTGGTGGCCGCCCTTGAGACTCACTGCGCAGGCGGGATTCACCTGGCGCCAGAAGCACTTGCCGTGCTGGCGCTCGTACTGAGCCTTGACGTCGGCCGCGGTGTGGGTGCCGGTGGCGTTGCGCTTGCGGGCTTTTGCGGCGCGGTTCCGCGCGGTCTTCTCCTCAGCGTGCTCCGCGTGATACTCGTGGTTGTACGCGGCAGTCTCTTCGCGGTGCGCTTGGTAGTACAGGCGGTCATACTCGGCACGTTCTTCGGCGTGCGCCGCGCGGTACTTGCGCTTGTGCTCGGCAATCTCTTCGCGGTGCTCCGCGTTGTACTTGCGCTTGCGCTCGGCACTCTCTTCGCGGTGCGAAGCGTGGTACTTGCGGCTGTGCTCGGCACTGGCGGCGCGACACGCCACGCAGCGACAGCCGTGGTTCGGGTACAGGTATCCGCTCGGCGAGCCGTGCGCCCGCAGTAGGTTGATTCTTCGCATACGTCCAGCATGGGCGGCCAGATTGGGGACGGAGGAGCTCATACCGCCATTTCCTGCTGACCGAACTCCCCGAGTATCTCAAGGCAACCCGCGTGTACCCGCCGCTCCCAGCAGGCTGAGCAACACCCGCTACCGTTGATGATGTGGTCGCGGGCTAAGTACGTGATGCAGCCCGGCGTTCCGCAGCGGCGCGGCGGCAGGGTCACCCACACGGGGCCGCTATCCGGGCTGTAGGTCATCACGTAGAGAGCGCCATCGTGGCTGCCCATGATGTAGGCGTTGATGTTGACGATCCTGAATCTCTGGCGGCGCAACGCGGCGATGGCTTTCTGCACCTTCTTGCGGGTGTTCGGTCCCCACTCCATGCCGGCCATCTCGGCCAGCGCGAATGTGGTGCAGGGACGGACCGCGAGTGCGGAAACGATGGTGGCGCGGAGGGTGGCGGATGCGCTCACGAGTTCCCCCTGTATTCAGCACGGGTCATCCCGTACTTCCCGATGTAGTAGCGGTCCAGCTTCGCCCTGTTCTGCCGGTTGCGCCGCCCATTGTCGCGCTCGTGCTGCGATCTCCTAATGTCCGAGACGCAAGCGCGGCAGGGATTCCGTAGCGGCACCCAGTGAACGTCGCCAACCGGCTTCGTCTGCCCGCACCGCAAGCAGCGTCGAACTTTGGCCGCATCTCTCGCGGCCTTGTCCGTCGCCCGCTTCTGCTTCTGTTCGCAGCCTAGGCAGGTCGTCGAGTGCCCGCGCGTCAGCCGCCGGAACGCCTTCTCGGCGTCCAGCCGGCCGCACGTGTCGCAGACCTTGAACCGCCTCCCGAGGTAGACCATGAAGTCCGGCGCCGGCTGATGCAGGTCGCACGTCTCGCCTCCGTTGTACCGGCTCAGGATCGTCTTGCATCCGTCGTGGCAGCAGCGGCGGCCGGCGGCGTACTGCCTCGGCCACTGCGCCTGACACTGCATGTGGGCGAGGTCGATGTCGGGGAGTTGATTGTCGGGATGGCCGGTCATCCTTCAATCAGCTCCCGCACGCTTTTAGTCGACACTAGGAACCCAGGCACGTCCGGGACCCGCCGCAGCTTCCCGGCCTTGACGAGCCTCCTAACCGTGCCAACTCCGCGGTAACCAAGCTCAACCGCGGCTCGCTCGATGGGTATGGCCCCCGGCAGCAAGGCCCAGTGGTCGATCTGGACGATGACGTTAGGACCGCCGGGGGCCGCGCCTGATACGGCGTCGCGGAGGAGGGCGTGGGCGGTCACGCCTCTGGCCCCATATCGAATCCGAAGCCCTCATCGGGGTCGGTACCGCCCTCACTCGTGGCGACGCCGTCCTGTGCGGATGGGGCAGCCGTGGGGGTATCTTCGGTATCGTCGCCGACTTCGCCGGTGACGGGGTCGACGTTGGCGGGCGGCTTGGTGGTTGCGGCGGGCGGGTCGATGAAGAGGATGCGGTAGCCGCTGTTTGACTTGCCGCTCTCGTCGGTGACGGGGTGCAGGGTGACCTTGTGGCCGATTGCGGTGCCGCTCTTCTTTCCGAAGTTGGCCCTGAGGAAGCGGGCGTTGGTTTTGTTCAGGACGTACTCGCGCTTGGTGCTCGCGAACGACACGACGTAGGCATCGCTCGGACGACTGCCAGGAATGCGCAGTTGCTCTTTGTAAACGTCTGTGATCGTCAGGGTGACGTCGCGCAGGTGGCCGGCTTCGTCCCGGAGATCGTCGGCGTGCAGCCAACGCTCCGGGAAGGCATCGTCCCAACTGAAATCGCGCTTGGTGCTCTCGGTCATTCGGACCCTCCGAAGGAAAGGATTGATTCGACGTCGTTCTCATCCATGCCAGGCGTCCACGGCGGCAAGTCGAGGTCTTCCTCGTCCTCATACAGGAACGGCCAGTGGTCGTTTGCCTCGCACTCGGCGATCTGTTCGAGAAGGCGGTGGAAGAGGTCGGACCCGGCCCAGACTTCGGCCGGCGATACCTTGAGGACGGCTACCTCGAACGCGCCCTGCGCCTCGGCGACGATGAGTTTGGATTCGACGTCGATTCCGAGCGCGGCCTTGATGCCGTCGCGGTACATGCCCCGCTGCCCGTGGTAGAGGAGGTCGGCGCCGGCGTTGCGGAACTTGCGGAGGTTGCCGAGCTTCACTCCCGTGGTCTTGAGGTCGGCCTCGACCGGGTGACCGCTCGTGCGGATGCGGTCGACGCGGGATTTGCACTGCCGCCCCGTCGCCTCGTCGGTCCATGTGATGACGTGTTCGGTGTAGCCCTTGCCGCCGAGCAACTTCTTCGCCTTGGGGTGGGAGTGGACGGCGTCGCGGACCTTGAGGGCGCGCTTGTAGTCGACCTCGCGCACGGGCTGCTTACCCTTGTTCTGAGCGAGGAAGTCTGCCCACTTGTTTCCGGCGCGGCTGCCCATGTCGGCCATCCACACGGCGTATTCCAGCAGTAGGGAATCGGGCTCGAAGACGGCACTGTGAACGAGGCTGCCGAAGTCCATCGCGTCCGTCGAGTCTCGGGGACCGTCCATGTGGTCGCGGTAGGAGCGGGGGCCGTCGAACATCGTCTTGACGTTGCTCCAGCGGTCGCCGGGGAGGGCGTCGTATTCGGCGTAGGTGCTCATGCCTCCACCGCCGCCTTCCGCGCCGCCTGCCGAGCCTCGTAGGCGTCGTCAATCAGCTTCCCGGCGACGTCCTTGCTGCAGCAGTAGGCATCCGAAAACATCTCGACTGCGATGTCGAATTGATCCTCAAGCTGGTCGCGGTAGCCGCACAGCAGCCGGATCTGCATCTCACGCTTGGCCAGTGCCCGCTCGTGGTTCTTCTCGATATCGCTCAGTTGCCGGCGGATTGCGTCGAAGCGGGTCATCAGAATCCCACCCAGCGGCGGTCGGCTTCCGAGTCGCACTCTTCGCACACGAGCACGTCGTACCCGGTGCCCCACGGGTGGGCGTTCGTGATCTCGACAGCCCACGCGAGCCCACCGCCGCACTTCGCGCACTTGCGGCAGTGACGGACGCGAGGCAGGCCGCATAGGCGTGCGGCTTCCTCCATAGTCAAAGTCACGAGTCCCCCTCCGGCTCGCACGTCTCGATGATCTCGCCGCCCTGGTGTTTCGGGTGGCGGACCCATGCCAGTGCGCTGCGCTTTGCCATGACGAGGTAATTGCGGTGCAGACGACAGACGCAGTAGGGCTCGCTCCCGTCGTTTGCCTCACGCTGGGCGCGGGCGACGTTCTTGGCGAGGTCGCGGAACGGCTTGCTGCTCATGGCCTCCTCCCGTGGATGCAGCCGAAGTCGGCCTCGGTGAGCAGGCCGCCGGGCGCGCGGAACGATCCGGACACGCGGCAGGAGCCGAGCTTGGCGCTGTCCGGCTCGCCGCCCCAGTGCCGGCAGTCCGCACAGAGGCATGGCGGGGGGGCGGAAGATGCTTGCCAACTCGCGAGGGCGGCGGCGTAGCGGCGGCCGTTCTCGCGGCGCTTGATGATGGCGTCGGTCATCGGACGCCTCGCACGACCACGAGCCCGACCAGAACGAGGCCGCCAAGGATGACGACGGCCGTGGGCACGTGGACGGCGATGTAGCCGACCAGGTACGCGGCGGCCACCACGAAGGCGATCAGGAAGAGGTCGAAGGCGAGGGCGAAACGGAGTCCGCGGAAGAAGTTCGAGCTGACGCGGGTGTTGCGCTCCGGCTGAGTACGGGTATAGTACGCGTGTGTCTGGTGGTTCTCGGACGTTCTGCTGGGCTCTTCTACCGGGGTCGTCCCTGCGCTAACGGGGGCGGCCCCAACTTTCGTGGGGGGCATGACTTCCTCCAAGTCATAGACGGGAGAGCGGATGGTGTTTCAGATGCGTTTCCCCTTCCGTAGCGTCCTCACGGTTTCAACGCTTCCTATCAAATACCCTGCCGGCAGCGATTGCAAGGGCTTTAGCGGTTTGAGACGGAACAACGTTGGGAACTTAATAAACGAGGGAGGTGAACTGTGATGAAGACAGGAGATGCGCGCAACCGGCTCGAGGCCGAGCACGGCATCGTCGTGACGACGCAGACTGTGACCGGATGGGTAAGGGCGGATAGTTCCCTTGGCCGCAAGATCGTGGGCCGCTGGTATGTGAACTGGGATGCGCTGCTGGCATTCGTGGGCGAGCAGGCGAAAGACGACATGACGAACGAGGGGGAGAAATGACGCAGACCTGCGACAGTTGCCAGACAGAACTCAACGACGAGGTGAAGTTCTGCCCAGAGTGCGGGCAGGGCGTGGGGCAGGAGGTCGAGGCGCCGGTCGAGTGGCCGCCGCGCATGCCCGAACGGCCCCGGCCGCGGATATTCGGGGCGGTGCTCGGGGCGCTCATAGTGTGGTCGATCCTTGTCGGCGTCCTCGCGATATTCGTCTTCGCGCTCGCGAGTGCCACGCCGTGACGAAAAAAGGCCCGCGCCTGCCGGAGGAAGACAGGACGCGGGCGTGGCCGGGGAGTTGGCCGGGTTACCGGGAGATAGAATCTAAGGGTTCGGTCTTTGCGCTAACTCCTTCTATCAGGTTGGTCGTCGCGACGGTCGGGCCGCTCTTGGCGATTGCTGAGTGGAATGAAATTCCAGTCAGGACGCCGACGACTAGGGTGACGATCTGTACGTACACCGAGTCGACGGACACTACGCCGGCTGATGCCAGCACGCCGATGATGCCGAGGATGATGGTGCCAAGTACCGATTTCTTACCGTCCATGAACGCGATGATTGCCTGCATGCTACCTCCCTTCGTGTTAGTGATAACTCCTGTTTGTATAAGCAGCGGGTTCCCTCCGGCGTCCTTCGGCTCAGCCGAGACACCGCAGCCAGCTTCCCGCGCACCGCCTAGCCCCATGTGTCAATTAAGTAGCTGGCCCAAGTGATCTGCTAAGCGCCCACATCTCGATAAGTCGTGTCTAACTAGAACGCTGCCCTCAGTTAGCAACAAGTGTGGACACTTTTGTCCGTGGTCACTCAGCGGGTCCCGAACTTTTCAGACTAGACGCGACTTTCGCCGGAAACGTAAGTTCGTGGCCGAACCTGTCCACCAGGTCATAGAACTCGCCGTCGGACCATTCCTCGGACCGGTCCTTGCGTAGCTCTGGTGAATCCTTCCGGAACACCTCGTCTCCGTGTTCGTCCGCGCCGATCCCGAGTACACGGATGAGCGTCATCCCGCGCAACTCATCGTCGCTGACCACGTCCGGGCGCGGAGAGTGCAGGTCTTCGATGTGCCGGGCCAGCCACAGCGCCTGCACATGGACCGGGACGCTGAAGCCCTCATCCACGTACTCAATGTCCGTCACGGTCCCGCACTCGGAGCAGGATTCAGCAACAGTTACTAACGGTTCGCCATCGTGACGGTTACCGTCCTTGTCGGGCTTCCAGCGCAGTTCCTTCTCGCCGAAGAAGTCGCCCGGCATCACGGTTTCGCCCGTGTCGGGGTCGAGGTAGCAGGTGCCGATGCGATGTGACGGTGCTGCGTTGATAACGGAATCCGTTACTTTCGCAGTCTCATCGCACACCGTGGCGTCATCTTTCCTGTCGCAGGAAATATCGGGGCTGCTGGAAACATCGCACCCCGGCGCGGCGCGGCACTCGTCGCACTGGTCTGCGCCGAGGGTACCACTCGCGGTAGTGCTAACTGCGCGCTCCGGTACGCCCACCCGGCTGGCCATATACGCCCACGCAGACTCGGGAGTGCTGTCGTCCGGTCCGTCGCTGGGGTACCGCTCGCTCGGCCGGCAGCCCTGATAGGTTGGGTCTGGGCTGTCGTTGTGTTCGCTTGGGGGGGCAGGACCAGGCAGGATACGTTGGTCAGTTGACAGCGCGTCCGATGTCACGGGCACAGAGCACTCGCTGAGCCAACGATGCCAAGCGGGCGGGGTCGACGTGGTCATGTCGTCTCCCTCAAGACAGCCGCGTGTTCGGTGACGAACTGGAAGAAGCTCCCGGGGTAGCCGCTCTGAGCGTGCCGACCCATCCAAAAACCATCTATGTGGTGAGCCGTCTCCATCACACGACAGTGCGAACACACCGCCGGGAACAGGCAGGGACGGTCACTCTTGGATTTGCGCCAAGGACGCTCGACAGCCCATGAGTCGTAGCCGCAGTGCGGGCATGGGAGGCAGGGGTGCCCGGTCTGCGTCTCGGCTTCGACGCGGTCCTGGTAGGTCACTCCGACATCCCTGCGATTCCGACCGTGAGCGCCCCCCGTGTGGAACGTGACCACTTGCCGCAGTCCTTACAGACGAACCGCTGGAACCGGGACTGCGACGTGTACGCGAACCCGCGCAGCTTGAGCCGACCCCCACCACATGCCGGGCACGTTTCGCCGTCTCCGGAGTGGGCCGCGTGGCTGGGAATGTTGGGAATCCACGGCAGCAGCTTCCAGTACAACATTTCGGTCAGGGCCACGTCGTTGACGTTGTACTGGCGCATCAGCCGCCACGCGCCCTTCTCATTCGCCATGCAGCCAATCCACAGGTCGAACCCCTCGTGCTTGAGCTTGCTGCCGATGCCCAACTTGTCGCTGACGTACGCCAGCTTGTTCGAGGGGAAGCGGAACCGCCGCTTGACCGCCTGGAGGAGGTCTATCTGCTTGTACGGGGACGGCGGGTCCATGCCCGCCTCAAGGAACTCGCGGTTGATGTGGGGGATGTCGAAGCGGCGTCCGTTGAAGTGGATGACGGCGTCGGCCTCGTCCACCAGTTTCCACAGGTCGCGCAGCATCTTCTCTTTGCCGTCGTGGAATGTGGAGCGGAAATGGATCTTGGTGTGGTCAGTCCACTTGGCCGACCAGCAGATCATCTCCGTCGAGGCCGCGATCTGGTTGAGGCCCACGTTCTGATCCCACAGGCCCCAGACGTAGGCTAGATTGGGCCTCGTCTCGATGTCGATTGTGAGCAGTCTCATCCGGGCCTCCGCCCTAGCTCACAGGATTCGCGAATGATGTTCAGCCTCAACTAGCGCCCCCCGTATCGTTTCCTAGCGTGCTCATAGGGATAGTGTGACGCACCAGTGTGGGGACGGAGGAGGCTAGCGCGAACGCGGCCGCTACAGGAGTTGCAGCGGCCGCAGTTGTGTGATATTCGCGCGCGCGTCTGTTCGCGTTGGGCGGTCAGCCCGTGATCTTGTCGAAGTGGTAGAACTTGCCGGGAAGCTCCACCAGGCCGGCGTGAAACAGCCTATGGCAGGTAGCGCAGAGAACGACGCACTTCTCAAGTTCCGCCATCACCCTCGGCCATGGGTAGTTCTGCCAGTGGTACATCGCTATTTCTTTGGTGGCCGTATCGCGATGGTGGAAGTCGAGAGCTTCGTAGTGCTCGTCGTAGCCACAGACGGCACAGCCGCGAGCCAACTTGTAGTCGCGGAGAACATCCGCCTTCTCGTGCCGACGAGCAGTGTTGTATGCCCGTTGGCGGTCTTGCGCCCCGGGCTTCTGACGCCGCGCTTTGGCGACCTCCGGGTGGTCCCGGTTCCACCGCGCTGCACGATCCTTTTTCGGCTCCGGGTTGGCCCGATACCGAGCGCGGTCCTCTTTGCGAGAGCAGTCAAGACACCGCGCCTCAAGTCCACACTTGACCTGCTTGCGCAGCCCGAAGAACTCGCTGGTCGCTGGCTTGACCTCGCCACACTTGGAGCACGTCTTCAAGCCGGTCATCACGATCCCGTAATCTTCGCAAATCCAAAGAATCGGCCTGGACAGGCTGTCGAGTTCCCGCTCATGTTCTTGTGCTGCCAGTCGGGCCGCCCGTACTTCTTGTGCACGTAGCGGTGGACTGCCTGCGCGGCCTTGAGCTGCGCGGTCGGCATGTCGTCGTGGGCCTCGTAGTTCCCTTCGAGGCAGACGCCGATGCAGTCGTTGTGGCCGAGGCAGTGAGCGCCCATGGTGTTCTCGGGGCGGCCCTCGTAGACCTTGCCGTCGCGGCGGATGTAGAAGTGATACGCGATGCCACGGTCACCGATATTGAGATGAACCTGGTTGATCTCCTCGGGGCTGCCGAATCCGGCGGCGTGATGCCAGACGATGCCCGGAGGACTGCCCCGCCGCGCGACCGGCGCACCGTTCCACTTGTAGTTCGGGTGGAGAATCTTGAGCGCCGGCACGAGGTCTGGGAACAGGTAGGCGACGAGCTGGTCTGTCTTGCGCGCCGACTGCGTGATCTTCTTGCCGTGCTTGTGCAGGTCACCCGAGACACGCCAGGCGAGGCGTGCCTTGCCGAGCCCCCACATGGGGTTCGTGGTGCTGGGGTTGCCGGAGTCGAGCTTGTGTTCCTTGGCGTACTTCATCATTTTCTGCGTAACGGCGATGTTCGACGGCATAAGTGGCCTCCTACTTCCTCTTGACCAGGAAGCGATTGAGTAGCTGGTAGAGGTAGACAGTGTGCGCGAGGATGAGCGCGTAGAACGGCAGGATGGCGCCATAGTCGAGGATGCAGGGCGCGTACGGCTGGACTACGCGGTAAACCGTGAGGTAAGCCATGGCCAGCGCCATGAGAAGGAACGCGGGGGAACGCACGACCCGGTAGAGCTTCACTTGAAACCAGCATGACACGATGGCGATAGCGATGATGATGATGTTCAGGGTCAGTGGTTCCACTTAGATTCCTCCATTTATGAATGGCTTTCGCGCAAGAGTGCTGAGCTGCACCTCGACCCTGCTTAGGAGCATCGCCCCAATCAGTCGTAGGCCCACGTCGTTGCCGGCGTCCGCCTCGTCCAGCATCTGCTCCAGCTCACCGCGCAACTCGCGCAGGTCCGACTCGGGGATGCTCCCCTTCGGTGCGGCGAGCCACTCGTCCATGAGCTGGTCTCTGCGTTTATGTATAGGGCTATGGATGATGCCTCCTAGGTGTGGCGCCAACACTTTCCAGAACACGTCGTCGGCGGCGTTCAGCTTCGCCAAATCAATCTGCATTTGCGGCAGGCAATCGTAGGCATGGGCGCGGCCGATGCACGTTGACTTGATGGCCGCGAGTTCTGCCGTGATCTTGACCACGAAGCCGAAGTAGGTGAAGACCACACCCAGGACGGCCACGAGGATGGAAACAAAAGGGAGATAGGTCATCCTCTCCCGCCCCCTATGCCTTGTCCGGCGTCAGCCGCTCTACGAATGCGCGCCGGTTCTCGCCGATGCCGATGGTCGCAACGCCCCGGTCTGCGTCCATGCTGAATCCGGTTATCATGAGCGGCCCGGTGTCGAGGTTGCTGTCTTCGATGTAGTCGCCGCCGCGGATGTACGCGGTGGGCTTCGTCCCTTCCGCGCGCAGCGGCACCGTCGCCGGAGCGATGGAACCCCCGCCCTGGTAGGCGTTGGCTGAAAGCCAGGCGAGAATCTGATCGCCGAGGTCGCCCGCCTGCGCCGTGGTCAACGACAGGTCGGCCCACTCGTTCCACACGTCGAGCACCGGCGAGGCGTCTGACCACTCGGGCGTCGAGTAGGAGCCGCCCGTCAGGTAGCGCACGACGACGATGCCGCTGCCGCCCGCGCCCGAGACTTTGCCGCTTGCATCAGCCGCGTTCCGGCCGCCGCCGCCGCCACCGCCGGTGTTCGCCGTGCCGCTACCAGCGGGCGTATCGGTGCCCTTCGAACCTGCTCCAGAGCATCCGGCACTCCCCATCCCGGCCGTAGTGTCAGCCGAACCACCGCCACCAGCGCCGTAGACGACGTTGGTGCCCCTCTTAACGATGTCGCTGGTGTAGGGGTTCCCGCCGGTGCCGCCAGTAGCACCTGAGCCGCTCTGGCCACCGCCGTTAACGCCGCCGCCCGCGCCGACGCCGCCGCCGCCGCCCGCGCCGCCTGCGGAGCCAACGCCGCCGTTCCCTCCTTGCGAGCCGATGCCTCCGGTGCCTGCCGTGTAACCGCCCGCGCCGCCGCCGCAGCCGCCGTTGCGGCCATTGGCGG